GATAATTTTAAGAAATTATATAGTAACTCTGATGTTACAAAAAGAAATAGAAACGGACAAACAGCTTCTGGTTTATATTCTTTATTCATTCCGATGGAATGGAATTACGAAGGATTTATTGATGAGTATGGGCATCCTGTATTTAACACGCCGGAAGGGCACGTTATAGGTCCATATGGAGACGTTATAGACGTTGGAGTTATCGAGCACTGGAATAATGAAGCTGAAGGTTTAAAGTCTGATCAAGACGCTTTAAATGAATTCTATAGACAGTTCCCGAGAACAGAGGAGCACGCTTTTAGAGATGAAACAAAAAATAGTATATTTAATTTAGTTAAAATATACGAACAAATAGATTACAACGAGGATTTAGGTAATACAAATGTATTAACAAGAGGCAGCTTTCAATGGGTAAATGGAATAAAAGATTCTACGGTTAAATTTTCACCTAATCCATCTGGAAGATTTTTAGTATCTTGGGTTCCTGGTGGACATTTACAAAACAAGCAAGTTATTAATAAAGGGTTAAAAGCTCCAGGTAACGAACATATGGGAGCCTTTGGCTGTGATAGTTATGATATATCAGGAACAACAGACGGACACGGATCTAAAGGGGCTTTACATGGTTTAACAAAATTCAGTTTAGAAGATGCTCCCGCTAATACGTTCTTTTTAGAATATATAGCTAGACCGCAAACCGCAGAGATATTTTTTGAAGATGTATTAATGGCTTGTATATTTTATGGAATGCCTTTATTATGTGAAAACAATAAACCTAGATTATTGTATTATTTTAAAAGAAGAGGATACAGAGGGTATTCAATGAATAGACCTGACAAAGTGTGGAACAAATTATCTGTAACTGAAAGAGAAATTGGTGGAATGCCTAACTCTAGTGAAGATATAAAACAAGCACACGCGGCAGCTATCGAAACATATATAGACAAACACGTAGGTTTACGTGAAGATGGTCAGTACGGTGCAATGTATTTTAATACTACTTTAAATGATTGGGCTGGTTTTGATATAAATAAAAGAACAAAGTTTGATGCGGCCATAAGTTCTGGCTTAGCTATAATGGCTTGTAATAGACATTTATATTATCCCAGACCTCAAGTACAAAAAGAAATAATAAGTTTAAAAATAGCTAAATACACCAACCAAGGTGGTTTATCAAAATTAATAGAAAAATAAAAATATGGCTGAGTCAGTTATAACAAGTTATTTTCCAAGCCAAGTAGCTAGCGATGCGGAGAAGATGTCCATGGATTATGGTACTACTGTAGGTAGAGCTATAGAAAGTGAGTGGTTCAATAATACCAATGGAGGTAATAGCAGTAGGTTTCAAAGCAACCAAGTTACTTTTCACAATTTAAGATTATACGCTAGAGGCGAACAGCCTATACAAAAATATAAAGATGAGTTATCTATAAACGGTGATTTATCTTATTTGAATTTGGATTGGAAACCTGTGCCTATTATACCTAAATTTGTAGATATAGTAGTTAACGGTATTTCTGATAGACTATTTGATATAAGAGCTTATTCACAGGATCCTTATGGAGTGGATAAACGTACAAGATACATGGAGTCTTTAATAAGAGACATGCAAACTAAAGAGCTTAATGAATTTGCTTCTGCTGAGTTTGGTGTTAACTTATTTGAAAATGATCCTGAAACATTACCTAAAAATAAAGAAGAGTTAGATCTTCATATGCAACTTACTTATAAACAACAAGTTGAGATTGCAGAAGAGCAAGCAATCAAAGTCTTATTAGATGGTAATAATTATGACTTAATAAAAAGACGTTGTAATTATGATTTAACCACTATAGGTATTGGTGCTGTAAAAAATGTTTTTACAAAATCAGAAGGTGCTAAAGTAGAATATGTGGACCCTGTTAATTTAGTTTGGTCATATACAGATTCACCTTACTTTGATGATATATATTATGTAGGAGAAGTAAGATCAGTACACTTAAATGAACTTAAAAAAGAATTCCCTTGGCTTACCAATGAGGAATTAAAAGATATTGCCGGGCAGTCGGTTAGTAACAACGGTTTTTACAATAGATCTATTAGTAATGTTAATCAAGATGATTCTAATACAGTACAAGTAATGTATTTTAATTACAAAACATTTACTAATGAGGTTTATAAAGTAAAAGAAACTGCGACAGGAGCTGCAAAAATAATACCTAAAGATGATCAATTCAATCCACCACCTGAATTATATGAAGAGTATGGTATTGAAAAGCTATCTAAGTCTCTTGAAGTATTATATGAGGGGGTAAAAATTGTTGGCGGAAGAATGCTTAAATGGGAACTGGCTAAGAATATGATTAGACCAAAGAGTGACTACTCTAAAGTCAAAATGAATTATAGCATGGTTGCTCCTAGAATGTATCGAGGTAGAATAGAATCTATAGTAAGTCGTATAACGGGATTTGCGGATATGATTCAATTAACTCATTTAAAATTACAGCAAGTAATGTCAAGAATGGTTCCGGACGGAGTTTATCTTGATGCAGACGGCTTGGCTGAAGTTGATTTAGGTAACGGTACAAATTACAATCCGCAAGAAGCACTTAATATGTTTTTTCAAACAGGTTCTGTAATTGGTAGATCGTTTACTCAAGATGGTGATATGAATCCTGGTAAAGTTCCTATTCAAGAAATAACTACAGGAGCTGGAGGCGGTAAAATGCAATCACTAATTGGCAATTACAATTATTACATGCAAATGATCCGTGACGTAACCGGATTGAATGAAGCTAGAGATGGAAGTACTCCTGATTCTAGAGCATTAGTTGGCGTACAAAAAATGGCAGCAGCAAATTCAAATGTAGCAACAAGACATATATTAGATGGAAGTTTGTTTTTAACATCGGACTTATGCGAAGGTTTATCATTAAGAATTTCAGATATATTAGAATATTCTCCAACAAGAGAAGCTTTTATCCATAAAATAGGTAATCAAAATGTAGCTGTATTAGAAGAAATGAAAGATTTGTATCTTTATGATTTTGGTATATTTATTGAGTTGCAACCAGACGAAGAAGAAAGAGCTGTGTTAGAAAACAATATACAAGCAGCTGTACAAAGTGGATTAATTGATTTATCAGATGCTATTGATCTTAGAGAAATTAAAAATCTTAAGTTGGCTAATCAATTATTAAAAATAAGAAGAATAGACAAACAGAAGAAAGACCAAGAAATACAACAACAAAATATACAAGCTCAAGCCCAAGCTAATGCACAAGCACAGCAAGTAGCAGCTCAAGCAGAGGTTCAAAAGGGTCAGGCTTTAATACAACAAAAAATAGAGTTAGCAAACGCTCAAGCTCAAATTGATACACAAAAACTAATGCAAGAAGCTACTTTAAAGAAAGAGCTAATGCAATTAGAATTTGAAATGAATTTACAGCTTAAAGGTTTAGAGGTTCAAGGTCGTAAGTCTGAGATAGTAGACAAAGAAGATAGAAAAGACGACAGAACTAAATTACAAGCTACACAACAAAGTGAATTAATACAACAAAGACAAAACAATTTGCCAGCACAAGACTTCGAGTCAAGTGGGTTCGATACAATGGGCGGTGGATTTAACTTAGGTTCGTCAGACCCTAGGTAATAATAATAGTAACAATTATATAATATTTTATCATGTCAGAAGAATTAGAACAAGAATTACCTACCGTTGAGGAAGTCAAGGTAGAAGAATCTAAACCTGTGTCAGTTGACGACGGGGTTATTAAGGTTGACTTAGGATTATTAAACAAACCAGAAACTGATGCCATTCCAGAGCAAGAAACAAATGCAGTGGATGATGATCAACCGGCCGCAATTAGCGAAGAAGTGGTTGAAGAAATACCACAACAACAAGAGCCCGTTCAAGATGAACAACCCGTTCTTGAAGAAATAGTAAACGAAGAAGTAGCTGAACAAGTTGAAGAACTTAACGAACAAGTTGAGCAAGCCATAGTTAAAGCGGATGCTGGTATTGCATTACCGGATAATATTCAAAAAGTGGTTGAGTTTATGAATGAGACCGGAGGAAGTTTACAAGATTACGTAAAGCTTAACACCGATTATGCCTCATTAAATGAAACACAATTACTAAGAGAATTTTATGAAACTACTAAACCTCATTTAGATAGGGAAGAAATTGATTTTATAATGGAAGACAATTTTTCTTACGACGAAGAGGTTGATGAAGATAGAGACATTCGAAGAAAAAAGTTAGCTAGAAAAGAAGAGCTAGCAAAAGCTAAAAATCACTTAGATGGATTAAAATCTAGGTATTACGAAGAAATAAAAGCTGGGTCTAATTTAAACCCAGAAACAAAAAAAGCGGTTGACTTTTTCAATCGTTATAAAAAAGAAAACGAAGAAGCGAGTAAAGTAGCTGAAAACCAGGTATCTGTATTTAACAGTAAAACAGAAAAGCTTTTTTCCAATGATTTCAAAGGTTTTGATTTCAATGTTGGTGAAAAGAAATTTCGTTACAGAGTTAAAAATGCGGATCAGGTTAAAGACACTCAAGGCGATATCAATAATTTTGTCAAGAAGTTCTTGAACGATAAAAATGAAATGAGCGACGCCGCGGGATATCACAAGTCTTTATTTACAGCTATGAATGCAGATGCAATTGCAAATCACTTTTATGAGCAAGGTAAAACCGATGCTATGAAAGCAAGTGTACAAAAATCGAAGAATATTGATATGGACCCAAGGGGTGTTCATGAAAACGTCAAGCCGACTTCGGGAATGTCATTTAAGTCAATTAAGTCTGGTGGAACTTCTAAGTTTGGAGTAAAAACAAGAAATTAAAATTTAAAAATTAAAAATTATGGCATTAGGATCATTTACAGGAAGTGCTGGCGCATTAGCGCATTTAACACCACGACCTACACAAACGTTGTTTAACGACAACTACCTGTCTTTATCAGACATGGATTTTACACAACAGTTCTTACCAGAAGTATATGAGAAAGAAGTAGAAAGATACGGAAACCGTACTATCTCTGGATTCTTACGTATGGTAGGGGCAGAAATGCCTATGGCTTCAGACGTAGTAGTATGGTCTGAACAAGGTAGATTACACGCAGCTTACGATCCAGTGGAGACTACAGCTACTACAGTTATTATTCCAGCTAACGCAGCAGGAGCTTCTCAAAACGTTATTGGCCCAGGTGCTACTATCGTTATTGCTTCAGCAAATGGTTTAGTTGTGGAGAAAGCTTATGTATCTGCAGTATCTGCACCGGTAGCAGGTGTTGTTACATTAACTGTAGCTGGGTATCAAGGAGCTATTACTGTTCACGCAGCAGCTAAGATATTTGTATACGGTTCTGAATATGCAAAAGGTACTTCTAACGCAGGAACTTCTGTTGATGCAGCTTTTGAGCAATTCAACAACAAACCAATTATCTTAAGAGATAAATACAATGTGAACGGTTCTGATACTGCTCAAATTGGATGGGTTGAAGTTACTACTGAGGCTGGAACTTCTGGGTACTTATGGTACTTGAAATCTGAGCACGAAGCTAGAATTCGTTTTGAAGATCAATTAGAAATGAGTATGTTAGAAGCTGAAAAAGCAGCGGCACCAATTACGCCAGCTGACTTTGGAACTGCAGCAGGAACTCAACTTACTGGTTCTGACGGATTATTCTCTGCTCTAGAAGATAGAGGATTAGTTTATTCAGACACTGATTTTGGTGGAGCAGATGGACTTAACGATTTTGACGTTATTTTACAAGAACTAGACAAGCAAGGATCAATTGAAGAGAACATGATGTTCTTAAATAGATCAGCTTCTTTAGGAATTGACAATATGTTAGCATCTGTTAATTCAGCTTACGCAACAGGATCTTCTTATGGAGTATTTAATAACAGCTCTGAAATGGCATTGAACTTAGGGTTCTCTGGATTCAGAAGAGGTTCTTACGATTTCTATAAGACTGACTGGAAATACTTAAACGACGCTACTACTCGTGGATTAGTTGGAGATATTGAAGGTGTATTGGTACCAGCAGGAACTTCTACAGTTTACGATCAGCAATTAGGACAGAACATTTCAAGACCATTCTTACACGTACGTTACAGAGCTTCTGAAGCGGATGATAGAAAGATGAAATCTTGGATCACTGGATCTGTTGGTGGAAACTTTACAAGCGACGAGGATGCAATGAACGTTCACTTCTTATCAGAAAGATGTTTATGCGTACAAGCGGCAAATAACTTCGTGTTATTCAAGAAAATCGCAGCATAGTAAATTAATGTAATCTTTACCCTCGTTGTATTGACGAGGGTAACTATTACTCTTATAAAATTATTTAATCATATTATATCATGGCTACAAAAGCACAAGCAAAGCAAGTTGAGGTTGCTCCTCAAGTAAAAGCAGAACCAAAAAAAGCTGCACAACCACAATGGGAATTTAAAGACAGAACGTACTTTTTAACAACGGGCAAGTCTCCATTAATTTTTACAATACCTTCTAAGCATTCAAGAAACAAACCTTTATTATATTTTGATAAAAAGTCTGGTTATCAAAGAGAGCTTAGGTATGCTACAAACCAAAAGTCACCATTTGCTGACGAACAAAAAGGTGAAGCAACATTAGGTAGAATTGTAATGAAAAACGGAACACTTACTGTTCCTAAAGAACAAGTTGCACTGCAACAATTATTATCAATATATCATCCATTAAAAGATAAAATATATAAAGAGCTTAATAAGGAGCAAGATTCTGTAAATCAAATTGATTGGATTGAATTAGAATTAGAAGCCCTTACAGAAGCTAAAAACTTAGATGTGGAGCACGCAGAAGCTATATTAAGATCTGAATTCGGAGAAAAAGTTACACAACTTTCATCTAACGAATTAAAAAGAGATTTAATGATTTTTGCTAAAAGAAATCCAATATTATTTTTAGAGCTAGCGGCTGACGATCATATTCAATTAAGAAATGTAGGAGCTAAAGCTGTAGAAGCGGGTATTTTAAGTTTATCTTCTGATCAACGTACATTTACATATGGACAAGGTGGTAGAAAGTTAATGACAATACCTTTTGATGAACACCCTTACTCTGCATTAGCGGCTTACTTTAAGACTGATGACGGTATGGAGGTTTACAAAGCAATATTAAAGAAACTTAAATAAGTTACCTTATAGTGGTTAGGCTGCTGTAATCGTAGCCTAACTATTATAACAATAAAAAAAATACAACAATGGCAATAAGCGTAAATACTGTTTATCAAAGAGTACTTGGTGTGCTTAATAAAGAACAAAGAGGTTATGTAACTGCTCAAGAATTTAACTTATTCGCTAATCAAGCGCAACAAGATTTATTTGAACAATACTTTTACGACATAAACCAATTTGGTAGAGTACCTGGTAATAATACTGAGTATTCCGATATGCTTACATTGCTTAATGAAAAAATAAATATATTTGAAACTATTTCTGCACCTACTAGACCTGCTAATTATTTTATAGCACCATCTGATATGTATAGACTAGGGTCTATTGTTTATAAAAACACTACAACAAACTCATTTGGAACATCTTCTACAGAGCAAATAGAAGCAGAGCGAATCAATGCTAATGAGTTTTTATATATTAATTCTTCTCCTTTAACTAAACCTACAAACACTCGACCTGTATTTATTTCAAATGCAAGCGGTATAAAAATATATGCAAATTCAGAGGTTACTGATGTTGCTTTAGTGGATTACCAATACATAAAAAAGCCTGCAACAGTAAAATGGGCATATCAAATTGTATTTAATGAACCATTATACGACGCAAACAATTCTGTAAACTTTGAATTACACCCAGCGGATGAAGCTGACTTGGTTATAAAAATATTAGAATTAGCAGGTATATTAATAAAAGATTTAAACTTGTATCAAGTTATGAATCAAGAAGAACAAGAAACTATTCAACAAGAAAAAGCATAACATATGGCCTTACCTTTACAAACAGATGAACAATATTATTTAGGTCCCGATGGTATTTGGAATAGCTGGGATGAGGACTACGGCAATTATCAATTCACCAGTATAAAAGATATTATAAACAACTTTATTATATCTTATGTAGGTGAAGAAAAAATTATACCTAAAGCTAAAAGAACAGATGTTGCTTTTCATGCTCAACGAGGTGTGCAAGAGTTTAGCTTTGATATACTTCCCTCAGTTAAGAGTCAAGAAATTGAAATTGGACCTAACTTAAATTTTATATTACCAAAAGATTATGTTAACTATGTAAAAATTACATGGACAGATTCTAATGGTATAGAAAGAGTAGTGTATCCTGCTATTAATACAAGCAATCCATTTCCAATACTTCAAGATAATAACTATGAGTATTTATTTGACGAACAAGATGAAGAAATTATATCTGCTCAGTCATCAGATACTCAAAAAAGATTTCAAAACCCAATACAACCAGGTGAAACCGCTAGAGATGTTATTCCTACGGATGTAACATTCTTAAATGGTTACGGTAGAAAATATGGGTTATCACCGCAGCAAGCTCAGGTTAATGGAGTATTCTATATAGATCAATTACAAGGTATTATATTTTTTGATTCTTCATTTGTTAATAGAATAGTTACTTTAAAATATATTTCAGATGGCATAGGAGGATCAGATGAAGATATGACCGTACATAAATTTGCTGAAGAAGCTTTATATAAGTATATAGCTTACGCAATATTATCTACGAGAGCCAACACTCCTGAGTATTTAGTATCTAGATTTAAAAGAGAACGATCAGCTGCGAAAAGAAATGCAAAATTAAGATTATCTAACATTAAGATCGAAGAAATTACGCAAGTTATGCGTAACAAATCTAAGATTATAAAACACTAGTATATGGCAGAGTTTGTTAGAGTTTTCCAATCAGGGAGAATGAACAAAGACCTAGACGAACGTTTAGTTCCGAATGGAGAATATAGAGATGCTTTAAACTTAGATTTAGCTAATTCCGATGCAAGCGATGTTGGAGCTTTACAAAACATACAAGGTAATACAGAGCTTCGTCTTCAAGTAGCAAGTGGTAAAAATACTGCATGGACAACAAACTATATAGATGACTTACCTAATGCTGAATGCATAGGTACGTATAGAGATGATGCTAATGAAAAAATATACTGGTTTATTGCAAGTGATACTACAAGTGCAATTGCTGAATATGATCAAACTTCAAATACAGTATCTCCTATACTAGTTGATACGCAAGACATATTAAAATTTTCAACAGATTATCGTATAACTGGTATTAATATAATCGATGGATTACTATTTTGGACTGATGATCAAACAGAACCAAAGAAAATTAATGTTGACAAATTTAAAACTGGATCTGTAGATTTTGTTACTCAAACAAAAATACCTTTATGGATACCCTCTCAAAATACATATTCAAACAATTTAACTGGACAACCAGATTTTACGGAAGCAGATGTTACTGTAATTAAAAAATCCCCTACTACATCTTTAGGGTTGAACATGTCTCCCTCATTGTTTGGGGCTAACGAGCCTGGTACAGGAACAACACCTGTATCTACAACATATACAGCAAGTGGTTCAACTGGTACTTTAGAAAACTTTACATATGTTCCTGATGTTTCAGCTGCACCTGGGGATACAGAATCATTACCTACATTTGGCCAATGGTCTGATAATGTTGCATTAGATCCTAATTATTATGCAAACAGTAACTTGCCTACAAATTACAACGGTACAAATCAAATAGTTATAAGTCAACTTGCTCCAGCTTGGTCACAAGAGCCTAATTCTATAATTGTATTATCAGGATCATATACTAATGAATACAATGAAGTATTCAATTACAACCTAAGAGCTTTAATAGTATCGGTAAACAACACTACAGTTACTATAAAGATATTATCAATAACAAATGAAATACAAGTATTTGCAAGCCCTGTAGTATGGGATTGTTTAATTGTAGAAAAAGAACCGTTATTTGAATATGTTTTTCCAAGGTTTGCATATAGATGGAAGTACATAGATAATGAGTATTCTTGCTTTTCACCATTTACAGAAGTTGCTTTTTTGGGAAGTGAATTTGAATATCTTTCTTCTGACGGTCATAATACCGGTATGGTAAACAATCTTAGAAAACTTATAATCGAAAACATTACTTGGGGATCTGAAGAGGTTAGCGAAGTTGATTTATTATATAAAGAATCTAATAGCCAAGCAGTATATACCGTTGAGACATTAAAAAGAGCAGATTACACTGTTAATGGGGTATTAACTACTTCTTTTGAAATTGAAAACGAAATTCTTGGTGGTGTTGTAGAATCAAATCAAATATTACGACCTTGGGATAATGTGCCTAGAGCAGCAAAGTCTCAAGAAATAACTGGTAATAGATTGGTGTATGGCAATTACTTGCAGAATTATGACGTAAGTGGTGTATCTTTAAATACCGCAGCTTTTAGTCAACCTCATCCAAATTCTGATGATGATTCTACTACAAACTTACCTATAGCTTCCGTTAAATCTTTAAGAACATATCAAGCTGGTGTTGTATTCAAAGATAATTACGGAAGAGAAACGCCTGTGTTTACTAATAAGACAGCGGCTGTTACTTTTCCTATACAAAATTCAAATTCAGTAAACAAATTAAGTATTACGCCTACCGGAGATGCTCCAACTTGGGCTTCATCTTATAAGGTATTTATAAAAGAGGGCGCTACGGAATACTACAATATAGCTTTAGATAGATATTACAATGCCGACGATGGTAATGTATGGCTATCTTTCCCGTCTTCAGAAAGAAACAAAGTAGATGATGAAACTTATTTAATACTAAAAAAACAACACGCATCTTCTAAAGCTGTAGATGCATTATATAAATATAAAGTATTAGCAATAGAAAATGAAGCTCCTAGTTTTATTAAAATTAACAATAAATCAATAGGTAGAGCAGAATGTGAAATTTTAAACAATTCTCAACCTCAGCTTGACAGTATATTTTTTAAATTTGATGGCCCTAGTACAGATAGTAATCCAAACTTTAGAGATGGGTTTAATTCAAATTCATCATTAAGAATATCTGTAAGTAATTTTTCAACGAAAACTTATAAAATTGCATCAGGTGGCCCAACAGGCACAGGTAATGAATACTCTGTACAATTAGATGAGCCTTTAGGTAATGAGGCTTTTTGGTTAAACAATTTAGGAGATGGAGATAAAATAATAATAACCTTATTTGAACAAGAATCTCAGGATTTACCTGAATTTGCAGGTAGATTTTTTGTAAAAATCAATAGAGATTATGGTTTTGATACCAATATAATTGACACATTTCCTATACAACAAACAGATTATGCAATAAAAAATTCTTTTGACGTATTGCCACAAAAAAATCAAGGGAATGAAACAACACATGATGCGGTTTGGTATGATAAGGGTAATACTAGAGGTTTGACAAGAAATAGAAACCCTCACGGAGGTAATTGCCCTTGGAAATACCCTGGTGAATGCTCAGATAACACCAAGTTCACTGTTATGGTGCATGGTCTTTATAGAGAGGATAGGAATGACCCTCTTAAATGGCTAGGGGGATCTATGGCCGACATTGATAAAATAGGTACTATAATTAGATTTGCGGATGCTTCAGGAGTTTTTGGTAAACCTTATGTAATAAAAGCTACCACTCGTGAATTCAAAAGGAGAGGTATGAGCCGGACTAATGCTAATTACACAAATTTTGGTAATGGTAGAAACCAATGGAACATCGAATTGGAAGAGCCTTACTCTGATCAAGATTTGTTTACAAATAGATTAGGAGCAAACCCTATTACTCAAATACAAATTTTAGAAAAAGTACAAAAAGACGGTAACAAAACTTTAAGCACTAATAATCCTGCAATATTTGAAACAGAGCCTAAAGAAGGTGCTGATTTAGATTTTTACTATGAAGCTTCTAGCTCTTTTAATATAGCGGATTATAACACTACAAAAATTATTGATTGGTTTAATGTATTTGCTTTTGGTAACGGTGTAGAATCTAATAGGATTAGAGATGACTACAACGCAGTTACTATAGACAAAGGACCTAAGATATCTACTGTACTAGATGAACCTTATGCTGCGGAAAGACGTGGTAATGGAATGATATTTTCACAAATATATAATTCTACATCGGGAATAAATAGATTAAATCAATTCGTACAGGCATTACCTATAACGAAAGACTTAAATCCTATTTATGGTACAATACAAAAACTTCACTCTAGAGACACCGATTTAATATCTTTGTGTGAAGATAAGTGTTTAAGAATATTGGCTAATAAGGACGCTCTATACAACGCTGACGGCAACGCAAATGTAACGTCTAACAGCAATGTGTTAGGACAAGCTGTTCCTTACGCAGGGGAATTTGGTATATCTAAAAATCCGGAGTCATTTGCATCTTATGGGTTTAGGACTTATTTTACAGATAAAAACAGGGGAGCAGTAATAAGATTATCAAGAGACGGAATTACTAATATAGCTTCTAACGGCATGAGTAGTTTCTTTGCGGATAACTTAAGAACTTCTACTACAGCTATTGGTAGCTATGATGATGACAAAGATCTATATAATTTAACATTAAATAATTTATCTCCTTATTGGAAGTCTAAATTAAGCAGTGACGCAGATTATCAATTAAATGATAATTGCTCTACAGCAAGCCCACTTGTTTTAAATACTACTATATCTTTTATGGAAGGTGTTGGAGGCTGGACAAGTAGAAAAGATTTTATAAAAGAGGCGGGTATTACTTTAAATAATATTTATTATACTTTCAAAAACGGACTCTTATGGGAACATGGAAGCAATTCTTTGTATAATAATTTTTATAATGTACAATATATTAGCTCATTTAATGCTATTGTAAACGAGATGCCACAAGTGGTTAAAGGATTTAGTACTTTAAACTATACAGGTACACAATCTAGGCTTGTTGAATATGAGAGTAATTCTAAATGGTATTCTATAGCTGAAGTTAATGCTAATCAAATTATACCTACAGCTACTCAGCAGCAAAAAGCTGGGTGGTTTGTGAATTACGTAAAAACAGATTTAGAAGGAGGAGAAATTAAAGAGTTTCAAAAGAAAGAAGGTAAATACTTTAATTATATAAAACCTTTAAGTATCTTTAATGACTGCGACATTGTGGGAGATGGTATAGGTAGTCCTATAAGCAGTTCAAGCGATGCTCAAGATTATTTCCTTACTATAAAGATAGATACTACTTGTAGTACACCAAATTTAATACAACCATAAAATACAATTACATGCCTGTAACTAATAATAACTACAATTTTACAAATATTGTATATGAAATACCGGAAGATGCAATCATATCAGGACTGCATCCTACAGCAGTTATTACAATAGTACCTAATTCTGGGTATAATGCTACTGCATCTAATTTTTCTATGGATCCCTCTTTCTCAGATCCCTTAGTTCTTTCTGTGGTGTTTACTCAGGATGGATTAAATGTGTTATGTACAGTAACATTTGTGACTAATTTTGTTATGCCATCAAGCAATTACACTATAAACTTATGTGTTATAGGAGATGCTGATGTAAATTTAATTACTATAGCAGGAACTATAAACGCAACCGTTACTAGTAATATTAATGGTAATGGCTCTGAAACAAATACACCTTATTCTAATTCAGGTGTATATCAAGAAATTGAAAGCTTATTTGTAAGAACATATAATGCAGACACTGGCTATTACTTAGAAGCTCCTACAGCAAACATTGTTACAGGTAATCAATCAAATTATACGATTGCTCAAACTCCTACGTATGATTCAAATAATAATTTAACTAATATTTCTTATAATGTAAATTATGTTTACCCGTTGCAAAATGTAGCCGGGGATTCAATTTCATTTCAAGTAGCAGCTAAAGCGATATTTACACAGACCGTAGAAATTACAGCAATACCTTATAGTGGTTGGTTTGTTCCTCAACTAGGAATAACTAAAACTTTAGAAATTTTTGGTATTGAAGGAGCTGTGTATAGCATTACAGCGACAGACGGTACAACCACTTTAAACGTAGCTACTAATGTAACTATGGATGCTTCTGGATATCAACAACAATTGGTAGAATTTCCAGCAACAGTATCTGCTAAAACATGGACATTCACATACAGTGGGGATATTGGATCTAGTGTTGCGCCTAACCCATTGGTAGTTACTCAGTTAGGCTTAAGAGAAATAATATTTGAACCAAAACCTTCTAGTATATTTAACGGAGGCTTTGATGTTATTCAACAATTCACTAGCATTTCGGAGCCTAACCCAGGTTCTTCTAGCTCTATAGCTACTCTTCAGTGGATTATTTCTTCCGTTAGTGGTGATCCTTTAAGTATATTTAATTCTTTAGCAAATGTGGTTTGGGAAGGGAATGAGTCTATAACGCAACAAGTTACTAGCGCTTCAGGAACTTCTATGACTTTAGATAGCACAACAGGTATAACTGCTGGTATGAGATTTAATTTAGATGGGTCAACGCAATCAATACTAGCGTACACTGTTGTTTCTGTTGATTCAGCCACAGCGCTTACCGTAACTCCTAATTTAACAATATCTGATCCTATAGGTATAACTTTTACAAATGACAATGGATTTGATGTTGACACTACCGGTTTAAATGCTGTATATACCAACACAGATCAAAGCTCTATAACTATAAGTGGTGATATAATAATAAGTAATTACGGAGATACAGACACCGCTATGTTATTAGACTTTAGTGACTGGATTAGTGTTGCAGTATCAATACCTTGTAGTTCATCAGTAACATCAGGAGGCATGGGTATAACAGATAATAATATTGATTTAGACCCAGCAGGTGGTTTAATAGCATTCTTAGTAGGCGCATATAGTGTACCTGATAAATTTGAAATAATTCACAATACTACTAAAAGAGCTACTTCTGGTATGTCGGTGTTAAACAGCGGTACTTATGACAATGTGTACGGCACATCACCATCAAACACAATACCAACGTATTCACAAACAATAGCTACAGATCAATTTATTGGAACCGCTAAAGGAACAATACCTACAAGGCAAGCAGCTTTTACAGCAGCTACTAGCAACACTGTACCTTCTATGACGGTTAACAGCGTTGCTTATCAACAAATAATTTGGTTTGAATATACTACAGCAGATTATCTTGCAAGTCCTTTTGCACAATTAAGAACCACTGGTCCATCAGGAACTGCTTGGGGTGTATTAAGACTTTGTTGTCCAGATATAAATTGTACAGGATCATCTTCTTCTGCTCCAACTATAACTACTAGCGGGAATATTGCAACAGGTACTTCTACTGCTACTGTTAGCGGTGTTTTAATTAGCGACAATGGATCTGCAATTACAGCTAGAGGTATTCAATACGATACAGATAAAACTTTTAGCTCCCCTCAAACAGTTATTGATGCTGCTACAGGTACTGCTGATTTCAGCGCAACTATAACAGGCTTAACGGCATGTACCACCTATTGGTTTAGAGCATATGCCACGAATAGTATAGGTACTACTTATGCAAATAAAGTATCAGCTACAACAACAGGGTGTGTTGCGGCTCCTTTCCCAATAACAACAGATAGTTATACTTCATCAAGTAGCGCATGCTTGCAAGGAACCTTACAGTCCACTGTTTATTTTGAAGGAGATACTTTTGCTACAGGTAAAGTAGCTTATACAGATGTCAATTTATCAAATCCTTTTATAGGCGATGGTGATTGGTATAATATAAATACAGCAACTAATGGAGCAACGGCTACTAGAGTATCTTCTACAGGAGTAGTTGGTCCGATTGCGAGTATATGTTCAATACAACCTTAATAAAAATATATAATGGCAAACATAACAATAACGTTTCCTAATGCTTTACCCGTAGGTATTCAAATAAGCGACATAGCCTGGTACGTAGATACTTCAGCTAGTACTCAAATAAGAATGGGACCTATTACAGCAATAGCAGGGCTTAGCATCGTAGTGAATGCATCGGCAGGAGTATCTCCTCCTACTACAGAAGATTTTGTATTTTACGCTAAAGATCCTATGACGGTTGTTGGAGCTTTAAAAGGATACTACGCGGAAGCTCAATTTGTAAATAACTCTACATCATACGGGGAACTGTTTTCTGTTGGCACAGAGATATTTGAGAGCAGTAAATAACACGTAATAATAAAACTATAAAATAAATCAAATGATAGGACAAGTAGTTGGCGGGCTTACAGGAATAGCCAGCGGTATAATAGGCGGTAAAAAAAGAAGAAGAGAACAAGCTCAAGCTCAAAACGAGTTTAATAAAAATAAAGCGTCTTTTGAAAACTTAGATACATCTAATGTATATAAAGATATGGAAAACACCATGGAGGACTTAACAGTCAATCAAGGTGCGGCTAACTTTGCTGCTGAGCAATCTAATCAAGGACTAGCTAATACTATGAATACAATGAGCGGTGCGGCAGGTGGTTCTGGGATAGCGGCTATGGCACAGGCTTTAGCAGGGCAACAACAAAATCAAACTAGGCAAGCTTCATTAGACATAGGAAGACAAGAGCAAGCAAATCAAGCAGCGGAAAGAAAGCAAGCTGGTAATTTACAATTATACGAAAGAAAAGGAGAATTAATATCTAGAGATGCTGAAAATGAAAAAGTTTCTACATTATTAGGTATGTCTCAACAAAGATTAGGAGCAGCAAACCAAGCCAGGCAAGATGCTACTAATGCAATAGTAGGTGGTGTTGGAAGTTTAGCTTCTGTCGCTGGCACAGCTGCTGCAGGAATGGGTTCTGTTACAGGTAATTCAGAAGATCCTGGTTTTATGGGTAGTCTTATGAAAACTTTAGGAGCATAAAGCAAAAAAATATGGATATAAATTTAGTAAAAGGAGCAGCTTTATTAGGGCAGAGTAAAAGATCAACTTATGCTGATGCAATGCAAAAGAGTCTTCAATCTGCTTCTCAAGCGTCAGCTATAGTCAATGCTAGGCGTCAAGCTGAAAAACAACAAATTAATACTAAGGTTGGTAATTATATAGATAACTTAAACTCAGAGGTGGATTTAACTCAATTAAGTTCTACCCAACAATTAGCTGTTACTAATTTTTTAGTAGAGAATAAAAACATATATGCTAACGCGGCTTCTGAAATAGCTAGAATTGATGATCCTGCAGATCCTAGATATATGGAATTGCGAGAAAAAATGAATGGAGTACAAAATTCATTTACAAATTTGGCTAGACAAGTGAACGGCTATAAAGAAGATAAAATAGCATACTTAAAAGACTTTGATGATAGAAGATTATCCGATGGTAATAATATAGGTACATTGAGCGAAGCTTCTAAAATATACACTGACGAAGGTGATTTTGGTATTCAAGAAGGAGGTAATTTAAGTTTCTGGAATGATAATAAAAGCGAATATGAAAGCTACACTGATATTCAAAAACCTTTTTTAAAGGATTTTAAATCTGCAGACAATATATTAAAACTTAATGAATCTGTATACAGTGCTGGTTCATCCCTTAGTGGTGCAAGGCAAAATATGATACGTAACAAATTAAAGAACATGATTAGTTCAGGCGGCCGAGATACTTTGCTATCTTTAGCTTCTGATGATTTTTTAATTGAAGGTGGTTTAAATTTACAAGATCCATCTTTATTTGATCCTGCTAATCAAGATTTACTGCAAGACGCAGTGTTGAATAGTTATATGGACGCTTTAATCGATACCGCTGCTCAAGGAGCTAGAGATAAAAAGCCGTCAAGAGGAAGAGGTAGTGGTGGATTTAGCGGTGCATTACAAGATGAAATTAATTTATCTGGACCAGTTGTTGAGGAAGCAATGCAATTTGCTAGTTTAGGACAAATGCAAGAAGAAGGTAAAGCTACAGCTATTGCTCAGTATATAAACGGTACAAACTTATCTTCTAAGTCAATGCCTTACATTTCAAGAGCTGAATTCTTTGAAGACTATATGAGCGCAAATGATTATGACGATGACGAAGTAGGAGAAGCGGAAAAAGCATTCACAAAAGAATATGGTAATTATCAAATATTCAAATTTAATGGCTCAAATCCAGGGGAATCAAGAGGTATCAATGTAGATATAAATAACCCTCAATCCTTATATAAGTTTTACTTACAAAATTCAAACTTAGGTAGCAAGGCTACAAACTATCACTTAGGTAATTGGGATAAGTATTCAGGTTCAACAAAACCTACAAAGGAAGTAAAAGAAGAAAAAGAAAGCACTGGTAACTTCGGTTAAATCAAATCTTATGGCAGACGATATATTAAAAAACATATGGAATGAGTTATCTTCAAAAGGTAAAACTAATTCCGAATTTGACACATGGAAAACTAATGTGTATAGCAATGAAGAAGTTCAAAATAATGTATACGGTTATTTAAAAGATAACGGTTATACAAACAGTGAATTTAGTGATTGGAAAACAAACGTTTTACCAGCAAAGACAAACGACTCTGCAAGTGCAGATCCAGCTGTGGAGTCACAAAGCGATACGGGATCACAATCGGAAGAACCTTTATCGGCTTGGCAATCAATTAAAAATTCTTTCTCTAATGTAGGTGAACAAGTTGGGGATGTATTTGAATTTTGGTTTGATACAAACGAAGAAGAAGGAGGCGGAGCAAGATCTGCTTTAGATATAGCTACTAATACTGTATACGCTGGAATATTCGGTCAAGACAAGGTAGATCAATTTGTTAAAGAACAAGGTGAAGATTCTTGGATATCTGGAGGTATTGGAACTAAAGGCACTTTAGAATCTATTGAGAAATTTAAAAAAGAACAACTTGAAAGTAAAGAAACACTTGGTATAATAGAAAGTGTAAAAAACGGAGATATTGGTGGTGCTCTTGCAGGAGGTGTAAATGCTATAACTTCTATGCTGGGTAGTGTTATTTATGGAGCGGGTACGTTGGGTACTGGGTTTTTTATGGACTACACGGCTGAAAACTTTGTAGAGTATAATAAATTAAAAGCTGAAAACTTAGGAGTTAGCTTTGATGAACTATTAAAATCCGGAAAAGCAGATAATGCAATACCTATAGGCATGGGTGCTATTTCTACAGCATTAGAATTTATTGGACTAGGAGCTGTCGCTAAAGGAGCTAAAGGAGCTGTAAAAGGAACAGGATCCACAGGTTTAATAGGTATGGGTAGTAAGTATCTTGCTGAAAAACTAATATACAATAAAGGAGCTAGAGCTACTATGCGAATGCTTTCAACAGGAGCTACTGAATTTACTACAGAAATATTACAGCATGCTGCCGACCAAGTTAATGTTGAGCTAGGTAGTGTTGCTGGTACAGATAAAGAATCAGAAATATTTAAAACAGTTATAGACGCTGTTACTAGCCAAGAAGGTTTAGAAGCAGGTCTTCAAGGATTTATTGGTGGTGGTGGAATGGTTGCAGGCACTTATTCTGCAAAATCTATGAACACTATAAGAACAGTAGTGGACGGCGATAAAGTAAACAAAAATATAAATGATTTATCCGTACTTAGAAAAAAGTTTAATACTACTGATAATAAGTTAGTTAAAGAAGGTATACAAGCACAAATTAATGAAAAAGAATCTGAAATTGCAGACGCGGTTAGAAAAGGCAATGACATATACAATAGCTTAACTGATAAACAAATTAGCAAAATTGAAAGCTTAACTGATTTAGCAGACGCTGCTGCATTTAAAGTAACCGAGCTTAATAAGCAATTTAGAAAAAATGAGATTAGCGAAAGTCAATATACTTTAGCAATGGAAGGTTTTAAATCTGAATACGACAGCGCTAGGAAAGCTTTAACTGCAATGGAGCTGGGGAAAAATTTAGAAACAGCAGAAACTATAGCTAAAGAAAAAGGGTTAGAATTAGACGTTAAAACCACAGCAGAAGTAGAAGCTTTAATTAATAGCGATAAAATAAGTCCTGAAAATAGAGAAACTTACTATAAAGAAAGGAAAGAAGGAAAAGATATATCTGCTTTTGTAATTGGTAATAAATTAGTCATAGATAAAGAAATTGCTGAAAGAACCGGGTCTATTAACGCGGGTATGCATGAAGTTTTACATCCTGTATTTAACAAACTTGTGGGTGATGCTAAAAAGCAAGGGAAAATGGTTAATCAATTCAGAAGAGCCATGACATCTTCTCAGAGAAGATTTGTTGATGCTCAAATGAAAAAAAGAGGATACACTGGAAAATCATATAATACCGAGTATGTAAATGTTTTTGCAGATGCTTTAAGAAAAAAACAAATAAACTATGACAAAACCGTTTTTGAAAAAATAGGTTCAGCTATTGTGTCTCCTTTTAAATCTGTTGGCTATAAAAACATAGGATTTGAAAAAGGGCAAGATGTATATAATTTTATAAAAGAATTTGATGCTAGTGCCGAGCAAGGTAAGTTAACTGAAAAAGCTGCAAAAGCATTAGAAGGTGTTGATCTTTCAGATGCTGTCTTAAAAGAAGGTGTATCATTTTCAAAAACATTAACACCTGAACAAAATACAGAGTTTGCTGCAGATATATCTACTATAAAAAGTTTAGCTGCAGAGAATGCTGCGATAGCTAAGAAGTTTGGTAAAGAGCCTATCAAAGGCGCTAAGCAATCTAGGTTAGAACAAAAAGTTTTAGCAGGCATTAAAACATTGGTAGACAAAGTAGTAACAAATAGAACAAAAGCATTATATGATCCTATAGCAGACGACGCTAAAAGAAATGTATCCAGACAAGAATTTAAAGATTCTATGAAGGTCGATATTGAAACGATGGCTTTAAATGAATACAACGGGTCGCAAGAGTTAGAAAAATTCATTGTAAGTAGAGGATATTTAAGAGCAAACAACTTAGCTAAAAGATTAGGTATTGAATCACAAGAAGACGGAGGTATAAAAGCTGATGTTGATTCTGCTAAAAATATAACCAATACAAAAGACGAACAAACAATTGATCGTAGTGGGACTGTAGAGCGTGGCCAAGCGACGTTTGACGAGCTTGATATTGTAGATGATAAGTTAATATCTGAAATAGAATCAGAGGTATCTAAAGAGCTTAGAATGCGTGCGCGAAAAGGCACACTTTCTGAAATGATTTCTGTTAAAAAAGGAAGAGATACTTATTTTGTGTCTTGGTTAGAAAACTTTGTAGATAAAACTTTATTTAAAAAGATATTAAAGAAGTGGGGAGCTATTGGAGAATCAAAAGGAGTCACTGTTATACCTCCTGGTTATATAGATTTTTTAAATAGTAAAAAAGCTTTTGACATTGTTACTAAGGCTTTACCTGTAAAAACAATAAAGAAAAGTTACGCTAAGCTATTTAAAATAGAAAAAGTTGGTAGAGAATTAACACCTGAAGGCAATCCAATATATAAGATAGCGCCTATAGATAAAAAAACTTTTTTACAATACTTTTTAGATGGTAAAAAGAATACTATATTAGAAAGACAAAAACAATTAGCTAGAGAAGTTATAACTCCTGTTGTAAAAACAGTAGTAGCTGACTATGCTACTCCCGAAAATTTAGCTGCCTTAAAAGAGATAAACGAATTAGCTCCTGCGGAAGCTTTAGATGTTATAGGTAAAATATCAATAGATGCACAATTAAACGAACTAGAATCTAAACTTGATAGGTACGAAGGCGAACAAAAAAGTTTTGATATTATACAATTTAGTTTCGATCAAGCACAAGATAACGGGCAAACACCTCTTGATGAGAAAAGACTTTTAGATCAAGCTAAAGCAATTGTACCTGCTATAAGAGATATTGCTAAAGATTTTGGATATAATTTTGAAAATGAAGAATTATTATTATCTAACAAAGCTAAAGGAATTCAATTATTTAATTACGATAATACTTTAAAGTTTTATAAAACTAGGGAAAACCTTATGAAATTTATGCCTACAGAACTTACTAGGTTTAGAGGAACTATAGGTGCTTTGCTGGGTTTTATATATAGAGAAGACGGTTCTGCTTTTCCTTTTGATAAAAATAAGGTTAAAAAATTAATAAACAAAAATGGTAAAGAAATTACCAACGAAGCTACATTAAAGAAGTTTCAAGAAAAAAGTTATTCAAATTATAAAAATAGTCTTTACGATAAAAAAGGAAGTACTTCTAAGTATTCTAAAGAAACAAAAAATAAATTAAAAATATTTAATAAACTTTTATCAGAAGCTAATTTACCAAAACGTGAAGGGTTTACAACAAATGCGTATCGAGTTAGAAAAGCAAAAGCTTTATTGAATAATAACAATTCACCTGAAACTGTTGCAGGTATATTAAAAGATTTATCTAAAACCAATGAATTAAAAACAGCAGCTGCTAAATTATATATAAGTCTTTTAAGGGATTTTGTAAATTCTTCACCAATAAATAAAAAAGAAGAAGCTGTTAAAGCTGTTGTCGTTATGTTGGTAAGCAATAGAAATACAGTAAATGCTTTAAGATCTTTTTCAACTGTAGATAGAATTGTGTATGATTCTAAAAATGAAAAAACTAAATATCATTTTGAACACAACACAGCTATGGCTAGAATAATACCTCGTGTTTTTAGAATGATATTAGGAGATGGTCCTATAAGTTTTGATTCTAAAGCTACATTAATACCTAAGCAAATAGCTGATATTAGAGATTCAAACCCTAAAACTAAGACTAGCAACTCTGATGTTTTTATGACTTTATTAAAAACTGAGGTTGATAAAAACAAATATTCCACAGCTCTATTAGATTCTAATAACGATATAATACAATTTTCTAAAACATTAAACGAAGATTTTAATAATATAATAGAAGGGGCTACTGGTATAAAAGGATTTAAAGTATTCTCTGAAGCAAAAGGTAAGGTTAGAGGTAGAGACAAAGGTAAGTTTAAGTTTTTTATTCCGCCATCTGCAGATGACTTTGCAGGTTTAGTTAGTCGACTATTAGGAAAAGGGGAAGAAGGAAATAAAAATGCAGCCTGGTTTAAAGAAAACTTATTTAATCCGTTTGCTAAAGGCATTAGAGATTTTGAAACTTATAAAGAACAGACTACTCACATGGTCAAGGCTTTAAAGAAGCGTATTAAGAATGTACCTAACGGTTTAAACAAAATAAATGAAACTGGCTTTAGCAATGAAGCAGCAGTAAGAGTTTATCTTTGGGCTAAAAATGGTTATGATATTTCTGGTTTATCTAAAACTGATCAAAAAGATTTAATAAAAATAATTGAAGAGAACAAAGCTTTAAAAGAGTTTGCAGATGAATTAGATCAAACCTTTAATGGATATCCTGAACCTAATAATGATTGGTTGGCAGGCACAATTACTACAGATGTAATTAATATGGTTAATACATCTAAGCGTGCAGAATTCTTAGAAGCTTGGCAAGAGAAATCAGATATTATTTTTTCTAAAGAAAACTTAAACAAACTTAGAGCAGCTTACGGTGATAATTATGTGGAAGCATTACAAGACATGCTTTACAGAATGAAGACTGGTAGGAACAGACCTTCCGGAGCTAACAAGCTAACTAATAAGTTTATGAACTGGGTTAACGATTCTGTAGGAACTATTATGTTCTTTAATACTAGATCAGCCTTACTACAAACATTGTCTATTGCAAACTTTATTAACTGGGGTGATAACAATCCAGCTAAAGCAGCAATGGCTTTCGCAAATCAAAAACAATTTTGGGCAGACTTTGCGATGCTTTTTAATTCTAACTTCTTAAAACAAAGACGATCAGGATTAAAGAATGATGTGAATGCTGATGATATTGCAAACGCAGCAGAATCTGCAACTAATAAATCAAAGGCTGTATTAGCTTCTATATTAAAAATGGGATTCCTACCTACACAAATGGCAGATAGTTTTGCTATAGCTATGGGTGGAGCTTCATTTATTAGAAATAGAATAAATAAATATGTTTCAGAGGGTATGGACACAAAAGCTGCTGAAGAGCAAGCGTTTTTAGATTTCCAAGAAGTAGCCGAAGAAACACAACAGTCTTCGAGGCCTGATAGAATATCTCAACAACAAGCAAGTCCATTAGGACGTATAATATTAGCTTTTGCGAATACGCCTATGCAATACATGAGATTAACTAAAAAGGCTTTCTTAGACCTTAAGAACAGGCGTGGCGATGCTAAGACTAATATATCTAAAATAGTGTATTATACTTTTGTGCAAAACATTATATTCTCTGCATTGCAATCAGCTTTATTCGCGGCAATGTTTGAAGATGATGATGAGGAAGCACTAAAGAATAAAGAAATAAGGATAGCTAACTCAATGCTGGACTCTATACTTAGAGGTGTAGGTATTTATGGGGCTATAGCTTCTACTGGTAAAAATATAATATTAGAAATTGACAAGCAAGCTAAAAAACCTAGACCTGATTTTACACAAGCTGCAATTAGATCTTTAGATTTATCACCACCATTATCTTCTAAAGTTAGAAAATTAATGAGTGCAGGTAGAGCATTTAGTTATAGCAATGTTAGAGATAAAATGACTGGATACGGATTAGATAATCCCGCTTTTTATGCAGGAGGACAAATAGTATCAGCTTTGACCAACGTACCTTTAGATAGAGCTGTTAAGAAAGCAGACAATATTCGTGTGGCAATGGACAACGACACGAAGATGTGGCAATCTATAGCACTTTTATTAGGTTATAGTCAATGGGATCTTGGCTTAGTAGAAACTTCAGCTACTAAAAAGAAAAGTAAATGGGGGAGCACAGCTAAGTGGAAAAAAGCAAAAAATTGGAAAAAAGAATGGAAATCTAAAAACAAATAAAAATGAGTGATTTGAAGTTATACATTATAAATGGCAGCACAATAGGAGTTACCACAATAGCACCTATAGAAGATTGGCTAAAGATAATATTGTTGGTTGTAACTATAGGTTATACAATATCTAAATGGTCAAAAGTGAATGAGGAAGATAAATAAAATAATAATACATTGCTCTGCCACACAAGAGGGTAGACACCTAGATGCTGCAGAAATAAATCGCTGGCATTTAAAAAGAGGCTGGAAAGGTATAGGCTATCACTATGTTGTTCTACTGGATGGAACTATAGAGTATGGTCGTAGCATATACGATCCTGGGGCTCATGTTAAAAACCATAATAAAGATTCTATAGGAATTTGTTATATTGGAGGCGTAGAGTCAGAGAGAGGCTCAAACGGTAAGTGGATTGCTAAAGATACTAGAACGCCTGAGCAAAAAGAAAGCTTACTACTATTAATTAAAACATTAACAAAAATGCACCCCGAAGCTACGATACATGGGCACAATGAATTTGCTGCGAAAAGTTGCCCGTGCTTTGATGCTAATAAAGAATATTGTAATATAAAAAGTGTATAGCATATGAGAACAAAAGGAACAGGTCCTCAAGGACTAGGAGTAAAAGGAAACAATGGATATCATATAGGATCGCCTGCTAAATGCTGGAAGACACATAAGCGAGTACCAGGTACTAAAAAAGGCGCTAAAGGTAGTTGTGAAAAGAAATAAAAAAAGGGATCATTTCTGACCCCCTCTTCTAACTAACTAACTAACTAACTAACCAAAAGTTATTATACTATCTAAATAGTTATAACTTTTATCCATCACACGCTAAGCAATCTTCATTCATCGCTGTAGCCGCAATATCTCCACGCAGAACACTCTCTGTTCTCGTATAATATAATGTTTTAACACCATTTTTCCATGCTTCCATATGCACTTTATTAAGCCATTTAGGTGTTGCTTCACTTGGAAAAGCTAAATTTAAACTTACCGACTGATCTACATATTGCTGTCTCAGTCCAGCCTGATTAACTAATTCAAGTTGATTAATTTCCTTAAACGTTTTAAAAACTTCTTTAGCAGGTATGTCATGCCCCATAACAATATTATCAAGCTCAGATATATCCTGTACAGAACCTCCATCAGCGAGTATCTTATCCCAAATTTCATTTGTATTTATTTTATGTTTCCTTAATAATTTAACTAAGGTAGGATTTTTTCTTATAAAAGTACCTTTAGCTGATTGTTCTGTGAATACGTTAGCAGCCCACGGCTCTATACCTGGCGAAACATTTCCACTAAGTTTACTATTACTAACAGTGGGAGCAACAGCACGCAAGTGAGTATTGCGCATGCCAGTACCAGCACACCACAAAGGCTCGCCATAAATTTCAGAAAGATCCATAGAAGCCCTTTCGCTTTCGATTTTAATTTGACTGAATATTTTCCTAGTTTCAAACTGAGCAAGTAAACCTTCAAAAGGAACACCTTTGTCTTGGAGATAGGTATGCCATCCGAGGACACCCAACCCAAGAGCTCTTCCTTTCTGAGCACTACGAACGGCATTTTCAAAACCTCTAAGTCCTTTTGCTCTTTGAATAAATTCCTCCATAACGCCGTCAAGAAACCATATGGCGTCGTATATAAGATTAGTATCCTTCCATTCTTCATACTTTGCTAGATTTAACGATGATAAACAACATACAAAACTATGGTTTTCATCTGTGTGTAATGTAATTTCAGAACATATGTTTGTCATATGTACTTTTAAGCCGTTTTCTTTGTATGCTCTAGGATTTGATTTGTTAACGTTTCCTTTAAACATAATATACGGTTCTCCAGTTGCTTTTCGTTTTCTAAGCAATTTACTCCACTTAGATCTTGCTCCTGCATCTCCTTGTTCAAGCTTTCGCATAAATTTATCACCAACAACTGCGCACTGATGTAAGTTAAGCGATTGTCTATTAACGTCTCCTTTAGGTTCTCGTATTTCAAGCCACTGTTCAAAATCGTCATGATCAATGTTGATGTTGACGCTTGCAGCGCCCCGTCTAACTGATCCTTGATTTGTTGCAAGAATTGTTGAATCGTATATCTTGCAGAAGGGTACGACTCCGTCTGATGTTCCATTACCTGTAATTTTAGCGCCAGCGGGTCTAATTTGATTTATACCGATACCAACTCCACCGCCGTGCTTAGCGAGTAGCATCATCTCTAAATTTTTACTTCCTATATCCTGTATACTATCTGCTACGTCAATACCAAAGCAACTAATAGGGAGGCCACGGTCAGTACCAGTATTACTAAGTACAGGAGATGCCAAACATAACCAACCATTCCAAATATAATTGAAAAAGGTTTCAGCAAGTTCCGGTTTATAAAGCCTACGAGCAACAGTCTTAGAGACACGAAGGTATGCTTCTTTAGGTGTTTCTCCGTCAAATAAATATCCCCCGGATATAGTCTTCTTGTATACGTCGTTATTACCCCACGCAGGGTAATCTTCTCCTTTAATCCATTCATTGTTCCACATTTATATTAAATGATTTATCCAGGCTATAAGCCCATTAATATTTAAAGCAACTAAATTCCATTGCTTTCTTGATGCTGTTTGTACTACCACGAATATAAAACCTATTATGTATAATTCCGGTTGTATAGTCCACTGGGCAGCAATTAAAAATCCACTACCCATATATCCTATTCTACTCGATAATCTTTCCGCTGGTGTCAGCTTCCTTGGCCTTACCAGCGCTTTCAACCATTTTCTTTTTAAGCTCTTCAATTGCTTCTTCATAATCAGGCATTTGTTTGATTGTTTCTAGTGTACCAACAGCAAGATCTTTTAGTTGAGGTACTTCTTGCATTAAAAACTGAACGGCTTTACCAAGCGTTTCAATTTTATTTTTCATTTCTATTATAGTTTGTTCTTTCATATATGTATTTATTTATTACCACATGTCTTCAAAATCCTCTCCCTCGTTCGCTTTTGAGTAATCAGTTGACCTAATCGCAAAAAAGTCAGTATGGGTAACGCCCCCGGTAAGATGATAAAACCAATCAAGATTACCTGCTGCATTCTTGTCATAGGCAAAGTAATTCCCAAGGTCAATATAGCCAAGCTCCACAAGTTTTTCATTTGTTCTTTTCTTTATAAAATGTTTTAGATCATTAGCAGATATACCTTCTATATCTCCCATCTCAAACATTTTGTTAATGTAAATGGTTTCTAATTTAACCATCGCTTCAGCAGCTTTTATCACGTCTTCACGACATAAATTTAATAACTGACTGTTTTCACTGCACATATGGCGAAACAATGAGCAGCCCATCTTACTATGCAATGATTCATCTCTAACAGACCACTTCATTTGTTGTCCAATACCTTTTAAAAGGTTTCTCATTTGAAAACTATATAATACAGCAAAAGCAGAATAAAGGCTAACCCCTTCAGCAAATGCACTAAATACAGCGAGAGACTTAGCAATGCCAATCTCAGAATTACCTTTATATGCAACGAGATTTTCAAATCTTTTAGCCGTAGCAGGTTCATGTAAAAATGCTTCATAATCTTCTAATCCTAATGTTTCGTTCAAATAACTATAAGCAACAGCGTGAACTGTTTCTTGCGATCCGAACATCATCGCCATTTGTTGTATCTCGTGTTTAGGAAACCACGATACGACGTTCTGGGTCCAGTAATCTGAAACGGCGCACTCGGTTTGCGCGAATCCAAGAAGTATGTTCCCAACAAGGTTTTTTTCTTTTTCATCTAATTTTTCTTTCCAATCTTTAATATCACTTTGCATTGAGATTTCAGTGTGTAACCAAAATGCTTGAGCTTGTTTTAACCAACCCTCAGTATAATACTCTGGGTACTCAAAAGGTTTATATGCAATTCTTTCATCAAATAATCCCATTATTTTTATTTATTAATTATAAAATGTTAAAGCCAAATCAACAAAGGGTATGTATAGCACAACAGTTGTATGCTCAGGCTCTTCATAAGTTCTTATGCCAAACAATACGCCAGGATACGATCCTATTTCTAATGTCCATGCTGTCTTTGATTCATCTTCTTTCATATTATTCCGTATTTTTTTTGTAATTCAACAATATCTTTGTATTTAATTTTACCTTTAACTTCCCAGCTCCATTTAACAAACTTATCAATTTGACGCTCAGCGTATTTCTGCCTAGCTATTCGCTTCGCCTGGAAAGGATTAACTTTACTGTCTCTTCGCATTCTTTTTGATTTTGTGGTTTGTATAATGTTACATTCGGAAATTGATTCATAACAAGTCTTTTAAACAACTTCCAACGCATTGGAAATGATTCATTAGCTCTACCTTTAGTTTCAATTATAAAATCATCACCAATAAAATCAGGAGTATATTTAATTGGTAAGATTCTTTTCTCACCTCTATTTTTATAATCTCCTTTACCATTAGCTTGTCTTTCATAAACTTTGTTTTCAAAATGAAAACCTGGTAGCAATACAAAGGTTTCACCTTCATACTTGTTTTTAATTTTAGCGTTTTTTAAAGCAACATACATATGCTTCTCAAGACCTGATGCAAAGTCGATACCATCATATGATACCTTCTTTGCTCTTACTGGTCCACGCTTTCCGCTTTTTCTTTTAAATTGTTTTCTCATCTATAACTTCTAAGTCGGATAATAAATCTTCTTGAAGATCTTCTGTATATGTTTCTTTAGCTTTCTGAAGATACAATACAGCATCCATTAATTCTTCTTGTAAGTGATTAAGCCATTCAAACATTTTTGAAGGATCTTGCTCAAGAGTTACGCCATATTTTTTAAAGCCTACATCTGATCTAGATACAAATTTATTAACAACACGTTTGACTACTGGGTCTCTAAATTCTATTTCTTGTTTCATTATAATGTTTGTTTAACAAAGGTTCCATTCTCCATCTTACCTGTACGATTTTTTATTACAGAATAAGCAGAGTCAATACAATCTTCAATAGTTAAGTTTTCTAATGCTGCTAAGTTAGTTAAAACTACAACAATATCCCCTATAGCGTCAATAATTTCTGGTTTATCTTTAGTAAGTAATGCTTTTGCTAACTCACCAGTTTCTTCCATTAATTTAACATACTGTGTTTTGCTATCTCCTTTATCATATATGCCTTTAGCGTGAGCCCACTGTCTTATTAATTCAAATCTATCTTCTTTATTCCATGATTGACTAAATGCAGCAGCAAATGCTTTATTATATATATAAGATCTATGGTCATTAAACATTGATCTTTTTGCGTTAGCCATAATCCATGTAATAGTCTCAGCAGTTAATTCAAAGTCACCGTGGTCTGTAGACCATTTAACCCCAACGTTATCCATTAAATTACCTTTTAATTTGTTTAATGGGAAGGGGAATGTGCTTGTCTGCTCTGTAGCGTTAATTTTCATTTTATTTGATTTGATTAAATTCTTATAAGACTGTCTATCAACCTTATAGCCATAAGACTTTTGAAGCTCTATTTCCTTATATGACACATAATCAATGTCATCGCTAGTAAGTAGAACTTCGTATTCGTCTGAAGCATAGCCTTGCTGCTCCGTAACTCTACTATTAAGATTACGTGTAACTCCTATTTTTTTACCTGGAATGTGATAAATATAATACATATTTTTAGTTATTTGCCAACACTTAACTCTGCTTTAATTGCAGGATAAGGATTGTAGTTAATTAATTTAATTTCATTAGCTTTTGGAATTCTTACATTAGACATTTCAAGATCTATGCCTTTGTCTAGATGCAAAAACGGTAAAGGCCGTTTAGATCTATCTAAATACACTTCAGCTTGATCTAGGTGATTATTATATAAATGACAATCACCAAGTTGTCCAATTAATTGTCCAGGCTCTAATCCTGCACCTTTAGCCAACATTTCTAACAGTAAGCCATACATTGCAATATCATAAGGTAGTCCTAAAAATACGTCAGCAGATCTTTGTTGCCACATTAAATCCATTATACCGTTATTAATATAAACTTGAAAAGCGTAATGACACGGGGGTAATACCATTTCATTCATCTCATGTGGAGCCCACGCGCTAACCATAAGACGCCTAGAGTCTGGATTAGTATTAATGCTATACACAAGATTTTGCAGCTGATCTACGCCGTTAAAATCACGCCATTGTTTTCCATATACTGGGCCTAATGTTTCATCAGTTCTACCTGAGCGTTCATAATCTGGGCGCCAATATTTTACTCCATTATCTTCTAAGTATTTAAGATCAGTTCTACCTTGTAATATCCAAAGCAATTCTGTTCTTGCTGCATTAAAAGAAATTTTCTTTCCAGTTAATAAGGGGAACCCCAAGGCCATCTGGTGTCGGATAGTTCTTCCGAAGATAGATCGCGTCCCAGTGCCTGTTCGGTCCTCCTTATGTAATCCTGTGTTGAGTATTTGTGATAATAATCCTCTGTATTCATTTTCTATGTTTGTCATAATAATATTTACAAAATTCAAAGCATTTCTGCCATATAATAGTTTTTTCGTAAGCTTCAGGAGATACGTTAGTCTTACCTTTGTTTGTTATAGTTACATACCATTCAGTAGTTGACTTTGCTTTTGGTGAAATAGCTATGCCATTATTTACGCACCATCTATAAGCTTCCCAGTCTTTTTCATTATAACCAGTTACGCCCATGTCTACAGAACCTTTACGTTTTTTTCCTAAGCCACTACCCATTTATTCCCACGGCATTTTTTCGCCGGCTAAATTTAATTGTTCATGCGGTATAAAACAACCTGACTTTGGATCCCATTTAAAATGAGCTTCAGCTTGGTTAGTACCTAAGTTTTGAAACTTAACTTTTAATACCTTAGCTTTAACAGTATTGTCTTCATAGTTTCTATGTACTAATATACCATGATAAGATGCATCATACCATTCACCACCCCCTTTAATAGAATACATAGTTGGCTCATCTATTTGGCCACTTTGATTTTTATACATTTTAGTAGGGTGCGCTACGATAAACACTAGTACATCATACTTCTTAGCAAAGATTTCAATCTTACTTAAGTATTCCATAGTATATCTATTTACGTCTTCGGTCTTAGCATCTACATCTCTAACCTTATTGAATGGATCAATAACTAAACACTTAATACCTTTACGCTTAACAAGCTCTGCTCCTTTACGTAATACGGATTCTAAAGTATATCTTTCCATATCAATGTGAAAGTAATTAGTGTTGCAATGATCAGCCACTTGATTCCAACGATCTCCGCCGATATCATCTCTAGTAGGCATACCTTGCCAAGTCTTACGCATTAATTTATGAGCGTGTAAATAAGTTGGTTGATTTTCTGGCGACGCGAACGCTGTCTTCCATCCATAGTTATTATTATATCCGACAACCATTTGATCGACGAAATCGCTCTTACCGGAACTAGGAATACCAGTAACAGTAATGAATTGACCAGTGTATGTTGAAAAGATATCATCGAAATTTTGCAACCCAACTTGAAATCCAGGTTTAAAGCCATTGCGCACAAAGTCCGTAACCTCGTCTTCGATATCCCTGAATGTTGTAACATTCTCAAGCGGTACTGGTCTTGCTCCCGAAATACGCTCTGATAGTTTTTCTTTTCCATGTTTTTGTAAATATTCGTTTGCGTCCTTGCAATCATCGAATGAAACTAAATAACAAACTTCTGAACCTAATCTACGTATAAGTTCTGATTGTAAAGCTTGTCCTGCTTCATCATTATCTACTGCTAATATAATTTTATCTTTGTCTTCAAAGTAATCTATACAAGCATCTAAGTATTCAAGGTTATTTGTGTTAAGCGTAGCCCCATTAGGAACTGATATTGCATTTGGTATTCCAGCTTCGTGTAGTGCAAGCACGTCCATTTCACCTTCAACAATAACACAATACTCATATCCTATTATACTATTTATATTATAGAATACTTTTTCAGCGCCTTTGTATAATTTAAAGTTTTTTCTACCATCACGGTACTTAACGTTTATAAGCTGATCGCCCATAAAATAGTTAAACTTTATAACATTCTCGGTTTTACCGGTCTGTGGCATATACTCAGGACCTTCACTAATCCTTAGATCAGCTAAGGTCTCCTGAGAAATACCTCTTGTATTAAACCATTCAACCACCTTGCTCGCTGGAGGATTATGCTTAACCTCAGTAGGTCTTACATATACCTTTTCACTAGCTCCTTTACGTTGGTACGTATGTAGTTGAAATGATGTATTACAATTATGACAAGTACCAAGACCACGTTCCCAATCATATGAAGCACATTTTGCTTTCACATTTTTAGGTTTTCTATCAGGAGAACAGTTAGGGCATATACCCTGTTTCTTTCCTTCTTCAAGCTTATGTTGATTGAACTCATCAATCAAAAATCCATTGATCTCTGTTGTCTGCATTTAATTTAATTTAATTATTAGTCTCCGTTTAAATAATCGGGAAATGTATAGCATTTAAAAAGGTAAATCGTCAGCTGGCATTGGTGCTGCTGCTTGCTGAGGTTGATCTGTTCTAGGAGCTGCAGATACATTGTCTCCATTAGTCCACACCACTTTTACATTTCCTAAATAAACTTTAGCTACTTTAGCTTCACGCTCTTCTTTAGATTGTTCTACTACTACTGGTCCTTGATTACCAAACTGATCTACTTCATCATTAATAGTAATTGTAATCGGTAAATACTTACCCTTCTTGCCCACGTAGATTTTGTCTTTTGGGATTTCATTTAAATTGATACTCGCTTTAATAATTGATGCCATTGTTTTTAATTTTAATTGTTATTCATATAAATTATCTGTACTCTGTCGTATTACGTTTGTAAATCTTACAACGTCTGATTAATGAAATAATTCTCGGGTTTAAAATCCGGATTTTCATAGAACAGTTTGTATGCTTCACAGGCTCTCTCAACCTTGTCTTTACCTTTAGCGTAAAATTCAGGTGAGCAATCGTATATGCCTATTTGATTAGTTGTTTTATCTATAGCTATAAATACTAATTCATATCCGAACAACTCACGGTATATATAAGCTTGACTATTATAGTTATATTTCTGCGCTGAATAACGAAACTTTGTAATGTCTGCGGTAGTTTTAAGATCAATCACTAGTTTTTGACTGTGATTAACAATATCTGCTTTACCTTTCCATAATCTTCCGTTAATCTCCGCAATCCCAGGGACTTCGTATTCAACAACACCTTCACGTATTAAATCAAGACACACTTCGTTTGACATCATAGTGTCAATCATTATCTCTAATTTATCTACTTCAGATTGCAATAAACACATTTCACCTCCTGAGATCTCTCTGTACGCTTTAGTATTCCTAGTTGATGCTTCTACTATCCTGAATTTCTTAAGCTTATCCGGCTCTAAAATTGCAGTGTGAAAGTAACCACCAACTAAGAATGCAGGGATTTGTTTTTGTGGATCCCTAAGCGCAAGAGGATTAGTTAACAGCGTAGAG